AAATCTGCTGAACCGCTATTACTCCATCGGTTCATTAAATCTTCCTTTAGTACATCGAATGCTTCTTGAAACAACGGGTTTTCGAGAAGGGCATTTGCCCTATGCTCCCTTAGTTCGTTATCCATTTTACTTCTATGTCGCTCCTATTTTTTCTTTTTTTTCATCTTTTTCTGAGGCTGGACTATCAATCTCTGCCCTAGCTCTAAAGATAACTTATCCAAAGCTGCCTTCAGTTGAGCGTCTGTCATTTTTTTCTTACCCGCCATTATGTTGCTCCTATAGCTACTGCTCGTTCCTGTTCACGTTCAAGTTGAAGTTCAGCTACCTTTAACTGTGCGTCTACAGCAGCCTCCTGTGCATCCTGTTGTACCTTCTGGGCTTTGATCTGTACATCAGCAGCCTTGATCTCAAGTTCTTTATGCTTGATCTGCATTTCCATCTGAGCCATCTGCTCTTGTGGAGATGGTCCCTGATCCGGTACTTGGCTTGGGTCAGTCAGGTAGTCACTTACATTCTGGAATCCCATAGCCTTGACAAGGGCGGAACCAAGATTATACATATTCTGCTCATTTACAATCTTTAGACCCCCTTGCATTGCCTGTGATGCGAACTGGATCATTTGAGACAGGTGCATCATCTGCTGATCCTTATTACCCTGTCCCAGAGCGACAGATACGGTACAGTCGTATTTGTCATTCCATACATCGGGTCGTACAGGAACCCATTCGTTACGGAGCATGACCACCCTCTGCTTGTCTTGGTTCTTATACAGGAGGGTATATATGGTAGCCATCAAGTCCTTCACACCAGTCTCTGCAAAGTTACGGGCGATGAGTTCTACGCGACTCTGGGCAGCAGACATAACAGCGTTGACGGCAGTAGCAGTCGTATGGGATGTCAGGGCGTTATCGTTCATGCCCTGAGACATCTTGGAAACACCTGCTCTGGATTCCCTTACCCCGTCCAGATACTCAAGCATTTGGAAGGAGTAGGGTTCCAGAGGAGGGGTGGTGAGGGGCATTACAGCGTTGGGGGATTTTACCCTGACTACTCCGCCGGGTCGTTGCGTGAGCAGGTCATCGAGATTCGCTTGCCCTTCCAATACGGCATAGCGTCCAAAGTTCTGGTTGTACATATTATCCATGAGATTACGCATCAGCGTACTCTTCATCAACTGAAGGTCCATCACCAGATCAGCTATAGACAGGCCAAAGAACTTATGCGGTATCTTTACTGGGGTTAGGGAGACGAAAGGTACAGAATCTATCTCGTCGTTCTCAAGGACTTTATTACCTACTGTACAAACCTTTCTTAATTCAGCAATACCGTCCCCATCGAAATCAGTCTTCAAAAATGATTCGTGCAACCAGTATAATTTTAATGCGTCTTCAGGTTCTGAGTCTCTAAAGCCAAAGTGATTACTCTCGTCGAAATCAAACCTTGCGGATCGTTCACCAGAAAAGGCATCAAAGTCCTCTTCTCCACCACCCAGTTCATCTGAATCTAAATCTTCATCTGGATACATCTCTCTTAGTTCAGATAAGGTCTTCTGAACCCTGTGACATACAAATCTGGCATTCTGTATATCCTTTGCATCCCTTGCGATAAGGAATTCAGAAGGCGGTACGTTTTCAATCCGTATCCTTCCGTTGTAGTTTATTCTCTTGATTACTACGTGATGGCCTTCTGAGGACATATCACCATAAGCACCCTCAGCGGTGTCTCCGGGGGCAGTATGCTCTAAAACCTCTACGTCAGGGTCGTTCAGTAAAACAGCCAGTTCATCCTCAGTGAGGTTCTTATACTCCTCTCTCTGGGATGCGTCTGTCTCATCCCACCAGACTTTGACGATACCGTTCTTGGATAACAATGCGTCTGTAAACCAAGAATACATGATTTCCCAGCCCGGATTGTCTTTTGTAAAGACGTAATTAACGTAATCTGTAGCCTGTTCAGCCATCTTTACGTCTTCCGGCCCATGAGGATTGAACTTAACCATTTCATCCCCAGACGCAAACACTCGCATAAGCGATGGTTTTATCCACTCTATCGTATCCTGAACGGTAGAATCCACGAATTGGGAACGTCCTTCCACCTCGTTACCGAAAGGAAGACCGTGATAATACTCCATAGCCTTTTCGCGTTGCGCTGAAATAGTATCTCCATACCCTAAAGAGTCTGTTATTTCACTCTTTATTCTGGATACCAGTTCTTCTTCAGTGATTTTTTCTATCGCCATTAAATAATTCCATAATTCTTGTATTCTACGTCATTCGTCCATGACGGGTCTTCACCCGCTACGGCAAAGCGTTGAGATTGGAAGGCATACCTTGTCGCAGACATGAGATCATCCCTCAGAGGGACTACCTTGTTATCTTTCCTGTGATACATCCTGAATTCTTCAAACCAGTCAGAAAGAGTAGAAAATACTTTGAATTTCTCACCTTCTATGGCCTGTAACATAGCCATCAACCCCTCTTCTATGGAGTTTGAGCCTTTATTGTTCCCCAATGCAGGGGGATTAGTAAAATGATCCAGTAGAAAATTGCACCCTAAGCCCCTATACTGGTCAGCCAAGCCGGGATTACCCATAGAATCTCGTCTATTGCCGTCATGGGGATAAGCAATGGGGATAAAATGGGGTCTAGTGCGTATAACTTCAGAATGAATGGACGGGGAGGCTTTAGCCGCCCTGTAACAGTCATAAACATAGAACACATCCTCATCCCTATCTATCGCACACCACACAACAGCCGTAGGATGGTCCCATCCAAAGTCTATTGCAGCTATTCTGGGCCAATGATCCTCTATATGGATCGGATCGACCATTATTTTCTCCTCACTGAGAGGAAATACAAGGCCAGAACCTATAGAAGGTCTGCCATAACGCCTCATTTCACGCTCATGGGGGCTATATGAGGACAGAATCTGCTCCATAACAGCTTCGTTTAAATGGCCCCTTTTACCCCTCATTGAGAGGGTTTTCTCTGAAGCATCGTCCCAAGTAGCGTTATTCAGCGACTGTCCGGGCTTCAGGTTGTTCATAAACGAGGCAACAGTCTCTGTCATGCCCTGTTCTGGCGTGAACGTCATGTAAACCATGCCCTTACGGTCCAAAGTTCTAGTGACAGCTTGACTATAAAGTTCTCTTGATGGTTCCTCGTCTAACCATACGCAATCCACACTACGTCCCTGCCACTTCTCTATGCCCATCTCGTAGGCTTTGAAGAATAAAGAAGAGTTCCCACCGGAAACGTGCTTGATTAAAGCTACGCTCTTGGCGTTGGGAACGCCGGGCTTCCTTTCGGTCTTTATTATATGCTTTTTCGGTATAGTACCGGACCCGAAAGCCTCTGGATCATCGGGGGAACCCAATAATTCAAATTGTACAATGTCTCTAGTTGTCTCGTTCGAGACTCCACCTGCCCAGCCTACGATGGGTTGGTAGAATCTTCTGCCCTTCCACCAGTCAGGGTATAACCCAGTTAAATGGTAGGACATTTCTGCGCTACCGCAATAACTCTTGCCTATGCGGTTAGCAGCCATCAGGAGTCTCTGGTTAGCCATAGACCCTGTTTCGTGAAAAGCTAGTTGATAGGGGTACGGATCATAGTTGTCGATCCTGTTGTATCGTTCCCGCTGTCTTATCGCTCTAGCTATTTCAACTGCTTCTTCTAGTTCTTCCTTTGTAGCCGGAGGCATGAATTGCTTTTTGCTGCCTCTCTGCACTCTTTCTACTTGCATAACATTTCCCGGATTTCCCGTATTTCCATCCCTTTTTACCGCCTTTTAGTTCGCATCTTTGGATGGGCATTAATTTCCCCAAGAAGAATTTGGTAGTAAGTCTACACCCTTTGGTGGGGTCTGGAGATGGATATGGTCTGATTTTAATTCCACATAAAACCCTAATGGCGTAAAAAGACGCCTTAGTTCGCGCTCGTATATTCTATCCCTTTCTTTGTTGCCGGATATAGCCAGATCAAAGGCTTGCCCTGTCAAGTGCTTGGACTCTTCGTGTGCGCCTAGTCTTTTGTTCTGCTCCTCAGTCCTGAGTCCCTCAGTATATTGAGGTGCTACCCCAGCAATACTGGAGGCTTCAAGTATCATGTCCTCTACTGCCGTCCTGTCAGGAAGTGCCGTACCAAATTTCACCCCGGACATATCTGCACCCCATCTAGAAGGAGTTGGGTCTATGGGAACCCTGTACGCCTTCGGGTCATATTTTACATCGGTAATAAAATCGGTATTAAACAAACTTGTCGGCTCTGGAGGAATAATGCCCAAGGCTTGGTAGTTTAGAGGACTAGCCCCTCCCAATGCTGGGTCGTAGGTAGAGCCTTTGTAAGACATTTCCTGCCCCTCAGCAGGGTTAATAAACCAATCTACAGGAGAACTGGGTTCTCTTATAAGACCTTCTCTGTACTCTCTGGCCCTCTCTTTAAAGATAGCCTCAAACTCTTCATCAGTAAGTTCACGGCGAGATTTAGGTATAGGGGATTGCCAGAATAAATCCTCTACCCGTATCTTATGATCCTTCCTGTGAGGCATCAGTTCACCAGTTCGGGTATTTCTTCAATCTCAGTAGTCCCGGTAAGTGCCTCAAGTTCCCTCTTCAACTCATCCATAGACTTATCATCATGGGAGATTCTCTGCTCTATCCTGTCAGCAGGTTTAAGACCTGCCCTGTCCAGTATGTCCTTGGCTGCATTGAGCCTCACCTGCTCACTGGTGGCAGTCTGAGCAAGGATGCTGATCTGACTCACCGCAGCAGGAACTGCGTCCTGTACCATCTTCTTA